GGCCGCTGACACGACCAGAGCTGTTCACGGTTGCCACCAGTGGCGCGCTACTGGTCCATACGACGGCTTGGTTAGCAGCGGCAGGAAGGATAGCCGAGTCGATGTTAGTGACGTTTCCGATAGCTACCGAGGCAGTTGCCGGAGTAGTGGTGACGGATACGATAGCAATCGGAGTATCTTCGACAATCACGCTAGCCAAACCACCAGGGCGCGAAGTTGCGCTTGCAGTGATGGAATAGGTCGCTACGTCGTCGTACGGGAACTCTTGGCTGTACTCAGTCAAGATGCAGAAGCCGATTACGGTGTTGATCGGGCCAGTCAAGCGCAGCCACAGGTACGGTTGAGGGTCGGTAACGAAGTGATCAAACAGCAGTTGCTGGTTGGCAGTGGTGCCGTCGTCGCGCTTGGTCACGCCATCAATCGAGACTTCGAATGTCTTGTAGGTGATCAGGGTGTCACGGAAGCCGCCTACAGAGTCGTCAGCAGTCGCGTCAACGGTGTCGGCACTCATGGTCATCGACTTGTTACGAGCGGCGCCCAACGGAAGCCACGTCAACGTCATCGGATCAACATCACCGCAAGCAAGCGCGAACTCTGCGAGAACGCTCTTACCTACGAATTTGGAACTTGCACAGTTAAGGGCCATTCTCGGCGCCTCCTATAAGGTTGTTGAGTGTCGCCCACAACTGAGCGCATATTTCAAGCAATAGTTTAACACGTCAGCTCGAAATTAATTTCCAGCCACGGCCTGTTCGTATCGGTGTAATACGGTCCTTGAATGGAACCGATCGGTCTGATTTGCAGCATGCAGCTAGTTTCGAAGTTGGCAACTGCTGCATCAAATAGCGACTCTGCGAATAGTTCGGCTGGCTCGGTATCTCCCAGTGCTCGACCATTAGCGCGACCAGTTACGATCACGCGGATATGCGGATATTGGATCTCACCATTCGGCGAGCGACCACCATCAGACCATACAGCTACGAACTTCTTCGTAGAGTTGTTTGTTTCTTCCCACATCCCGCGACTAATTGTATAGCCAGCAGTTGAAACGTATGCCTCTAGCCAGTCGCGGAATAGGTTGATTGGTGTATGACTCATAGCGACATGCCTCGTTTAACTATTGCGTCGATGGCAGCTCGCGCATCTGAGTCTTCGAATGCTTTCTTGAGGAATCCAGGCTCTGCATCAGGGTCCCACACGTTACCGCGTGAAGGGTCTGATTTGGACCGAGGAACGTTCTTACCTTGAAGAGTGCCCTTCTTATCGTGCACAGCCGCCGCATACGCAGCCGTGTAGCCAATAGCGCCAACAACACGAGTACCGTACGCGGTGATCTTGCGATACTGACTGTTGATCAGGTTGCTGGTGTCGATAGGAGTCATAGTGGCAGCGAAACCAGCAGCGGTAATTAGGACTTCAGTCAGAGTCTTCTCCGCTTTAGGTCCCTTGATGTCGCCGAAGACTCTTCGCAGTTGCTGCCTAACCTCCTTCAACCCCTTAACCGGCATCAGACAGTCTCCAGCTCGTACTCGTCTTCGTAGTTAAACGCCGACATGCCATGACGAGCGATCTTGCGAATCTCTGCGGCTGATACTGCGTCCCATGCTTGGGCGGTAGTGTCGCCGTATGCGATGCGGTCTAGGTAAGCTGGCCGAGTGTCGCCGGTGTAATAGATGTCACGGGTTACGAACTCAGCACCTTCGGTGTCGCGTGATTGGCGCGATACGCCTTCGTGGCCGCACAGGATTGTGTATGGAGTTCCGTATGTGACAGCGCCGCCCCAATCGTCACTGGCTAAGCGAGGATAGATCGTTGCGGTGTCGATCATGTACCAGGCGCTCATGAAGGCCATTATTTGCGAGCCTCCATGTGGTGCGCCGCCCTATCAAGCATATTCATTAGCTCGACAGTTCCAGCAATCAGGCCGATTACGAACAAGGCAGCAAATATGTAGCTGCCAATACTCGGCTTTTCTTTCGTCGCGTTAATACCCATTAGCAGCACTTCCCGCCAGTCGAAACCCATAGGCCGGCAGCGTTTCCGGATTCTGGAATCAGCCCCCAAGTGCAGCCGTTCTTATCCAGTCCGTACAGAAGCGAACGCACACCACGGAAGGCATCAGCTTCATTGGTGTAACGGAAGGACTGGCTAGCACCACTAGGTGCAGTTTGCGAGCTGATGAACTTGTAGGACGCTGGCAGCGCCTGGAGTGCGAACAGGTACAGGTACACGAGCAGGATCTTTGCCGGACTCAAGCCTTGCGCCTCAAGACATGCCTGTACGTCAGGATCAACCTCAAGCAGCGCCTCAAGCACGAAGTCGGGCGCAAGGGGGATGCCCATTGAGGTTAGGAATTCTTTGAGCTGCGCCAACGTCGGCATTTTCGCCACCTGAAATAAGTTTTGCCTATTTTAGCATGATGGGTTGACAGTCCTAAGTCGTAGGTATATCTTAAATCCATCGAAACGAATCAGCCGGAGAAACAAAATGATCACCATCAACCAGAACGTAATCGAAGCAATCAAAGCAGAGTGCGAAGAGTTTGGCTTCCCAGCAACAGCAGCCATTATTGCCCGCGACTACTTCAACCGCATGAGCTACGAAGACAAGGCCGAAATCTTTGCAATGGTTCAGCCGACTAAAGGCATGAACGCGCTGGCTCGCGCAAGCATCGCCAAGGTAGCCGAGCTGATCGCCGCGTGAAGCGGCGTATCGGCATCTACAAAGGCAAAGTAGTCTGGTTCGATGGCGAGCGGTACAGGGCTTTCTTGACCTGCATCATTCGCAAGACTCCTAATGGTGTTTGCTCTGCGATAGATCGCGGCCTTTACGAATGACGCATTAGACGATGCCTTGCACGGAGCTTGTAGAGTCCGACAATGTAGCCGTGATCACAGGGTGTCGCCCAATACGTCATAACCTAGCCCTCTACACGAGGGCTTTTTTACGCCTGCGATTTACCACCCATCAGCACGCGGAAAATAGTTTTCCATTTCTATTGACGTAGAATCTGCGAGGGAATAGCCTACGAATCACGCAACAAAACCACAGGAAAAACGACATGACCTTTACCGTAACGAAAGCTCGCAACACCTTCACCGTAACCAGCGGCGAGATGATCATCGGCAGCTTCAAAACAGAACAGGAAGCCCAAGCCGAAGCAGATCGAATGACAGTAGAATACGAGCGCGTACTGAGTTTCCTGTAATCCTGCCGACACACAAGGGAATGACAATGAGCTGCTTAACGGAAATAAAAACAACACAATTCGTTTATCGCACAGTCATTATCGACGGACAGACAATCCGCACGGCTGTTCGTCCGGGGAAATCAACTCTTACGCCGCTTCTGTTTTTTAACGGAATTGGCGCATCATTGGAGCTTGTATTTCCCCTCGTTGCTGCGCTTGATCCTGACCTTGAAGTGATTGCGTTCGACGTGCCTGGCGTTGGTGGATCGGCAACACCTCTGCTGCCTTACACATTCAGCAGTCTTGCGCGACTCGTTACCCGCATGCTTGACGTGCTGGATTACGACGAGGTGACAGTTGCTGGCGTTTCATGGGGTGGATTCCTTGCTCAGCAGTTCGCCTATGACCATCCTACGCGTTGCACCAAGCTAATCCTGGCCGCTACCTCTTCAGGCGTTACGATGGTTCCGCCGTCTATGAAGGTTCTGATGATGATGGCTAACCCTGAGCGCTATACGAACCCTGAGCATATGGCTGCGATTGCTCCAGAGATCTACGGCGGCTCGTTTCGGAATAATCCAGAGCTCTGCACAAGTTACGCCAACAAAATGAAGGCACCAACCTCGCAACTCGGTTACAAGCTCCAAGGCATGGCGGTCTGGTGGTGGTCATCCGCATTCTGGCTGCACAAGATCAAGCAACCGACCTTGGTGCTGGCTGGAAATGACGATCCGATCATTCCGCTGGTTAATATGGGGTTCATCGCCAACCAGATTCCTAACGCTGAAATGCACATCATTGACGACGGGCATTTGTTTCTGGTGACTAAGGCTAAGGAGATTTCTCCGATTGTTATGAGGTTTCTTGCTTGACGGAATGAATGCCCAGCACTAGACTCAAATTATTCAAAAAGGAACCCTGCACAACAGGCCGATCAACCACCACGAGGATACGACCATGCTATGGCTCATCGTTCTGCTGATTCTGATCTAAAAATAAAGCCCCATAATCGGGGCTTTTTTATTACTTGCGCTTTACCTTCGGCTTAGGCGTCGCAACCTCAAGCGCTCTGACAGCCTCATCAGGCAGCGATACACACTTACCCCTAAGCCACTGCGGGCACGAGTCAGACTCGACGATAGCGCCAGCCTCAAGACCGTTCGTGGGGTATGTGACGCGGAATCGGGCCATTACTCTTTATCCTTTGGCGGGCGACCACGGCGAGGGGCTTCTACTTCTACGGATTCGACCTCGATGGCCTTGTTAACCAGAGTTACCGGCAGCGACTCGTGCTTAACGCGTGCGCCAATCTCAAGCTCTACGCCGTCAACAAAGACACCGCGCTGCGTAATCTCAAACTCTTTCATTTTCACTCCAATAAAAAAGGGGCCAATCAAGGCCCCTATTCTAACTCAGGCGGTTATGCGCCTTTAACGAACTGCGCGTAACCAGCGTTGCCGGCCATGTCGCGCTTGAACTGCGGCGCTACGGCGGTCATGATCTGGAAGCTGTACTCGTCGGTGAAGTTTTTACGTTCAATCGGCATAGTAGTAACAGGCATCGCAGTCAGGATTTCCAGCACTCGGCGTTCTTTCACAACGGCGAGGATTTCGTTCACTGGAACAGCGGTGGATGGAACGATGGAGACAACACCAGGGATTGCCATCAGGCGAGCCAGGATGGTGTTCTGAGGCGCGGCGGTCACGTAGTCGTTAACCGATGCAGCGAACCAGTCGCCGTAGTTCAGGTAGATGGTAGCGCCGCCGTAGTAGTTCTTGGCTTGCAGGCCGAGAAGAACACGCTTGATCGCTTCAACCCACTGAGCACCGGTAGCGGTTACCAGATCGACGTTACCGAAGTTACCGGTAGCACGGCCTGGCGCAGTACGCAGACCGTAGATCTGGTTGCCGGCTACGTTGAACTTGGTGTCGCCGTTGATCACCAGGTCTTCCAGCTTCTCAACGATACGGCGGTTGCCGTTGTCGCGAGTAGCGGCGTCCAGGTACTGCCAGCCACCATCTTGACGAGCGGCTTCAACATCGCGCCAGCCGAAGGTGAAGGTGGTGTCGTAGATCGGCAGTGGGGTGCCTTCGTAATCAATGACTGGAGCGTCTGCTTTCGCACGGCTGCGGCCATCAATCGAGCTGTTCACTTCGCCTTGGTCGCCGACCTTGGAGAAGTATTGCAGAACCTTACCGATTGGCACGTTCTTTTGCAGGCTGGCCAAGTCAGTGAACACGCCAAGCTGAGCGCGTTGCAAGGTGATCAGGTCGTTATCGTAGGTAGCCCAAGCATCACGAGGGATGGTGTAGGCGTTACCGATCATCTCGCCTTCGCTATCTCGTGCGAGGCGCTCTTGACGGGCGTTGTGAGCGCGACGCTTGCCAATTACGGCAGCCTCTTGCTCTTTGTTAAAAGTCAGAATAGGCATTATGCAGGCACCACGTAGGAGTTAGCGAGGATACGAACGTCACCAAGACCGTTTGCACTGATTGCGCGAGATGCGGCCTCGTCGAATACAGCTACAGCGACTTCACCGGTTGCTGCGGCTTTGAACTGGCCGGCAGCGATGCTGAGTACGGCACCAGGTGCGTAGGTAGCAGCGGCAAAGCGAACGTTGAACTCGTACTGCGGAACAGGCTTGAACGCCTCGCCAGTCTCGCCGGACGGAACAGCGGTATCCACGGTTTCGCCGATGTATGCACGGTTGTGCATGATGAAGTAATCAACCTTTGAGGTTGCGGCCAACTGGAACACGCCAGCGGTTACGGTAACAGCCAGGCCAGGCAGGATGCTTGCGCCGGTCTTCAGAGTGCGCGAATCAGGCTGTGCAAGATGCACAGGACCACGCCAAATTACGTTAGCCATTATTTGGCCTCCTGATCAGCTTGGTTCAAGCTATAGCCTTCGAACTCGTCTTTGGCGTTGGTAACTGGAGCGCCCGAAACGATGCCGGCAGCGGTTTGCACGCTAGCGAACATTGCGTCCAGAGCTTCACCGCTCAAGGCGTTTGCAACAACTTCGCCGTGAACTTTGGCTACTGCGGCGCGCTTGTCTTTCAACAGAGAGTCGGAGTTAGCTTGCAATGCATCTTGCAACGATTTTACTTGAGCCTCTGAAGAGTTCAGCTTGAGGTTCACTGCATCAACTGCTGCGCCCACTGCCTTATCAACGATGGCCTGAACTTCTTCAGGGGTCATATCTTGTTCCTCGGGAGTATTAACCTGCACAACAGGCTGTTTAGTTTTGGTACTGAAATATTTTAGCACGCTTCGGACGTGCTCAATCATGGAGTTAGTTTTCACCTTGTACGACGTTTCCGCCACTACTGTGCGCACATCACCAGTCAGGATCGGGTTATCACCTTCAAAGTGGTAGTCAATCGAATACATGCCTTCTGGAGTGCAATACACCAGTGCGCGATCATCGAAGTCCTGCACGTATGCGTAACTGTCCGATGTTGCGAATCGCTCCTTTACTGCCTCGCTCAAGATGGCAAGCTTCTCGCCGTATGAGTCGTCTAGGGCGTCTTCGTTGACTACAGGAATGGCAGAGTTGATAACGAAGGTCTTGTTTACCATCATGCCAACGCCGTCAGCAGGAGTTGCAGCGCCAGTCTCATTTACGAGAATCGCGTCATGGTCAAAGGTCATGTTGCGAGCGATCCAGCCATAGCCGTCTGCATTTGGCGTCATTTCACGCTCAAGCAGGATGCCAGTCGAGGTATGAATAGGCTCGCCTTTATCAATAGCAGCCAAAACCTCTAGACCGCCCTTGGTGTTCTTCGCGTACTCGACATCCAGCCACTTCTCTACTGAGATTCTGTTACCTACTCGCTTAACGTTGCGGTTCCAGGCGCCAATATGATACGAGTTGATCGCTTCAGGCTGGCGAGCACTAACATAGTCGCCGTCAACTTGCGGATGGCCCAGCGGGGCTAGAGTTCCCTCAAGGCTCGCGTATGACTTCTCGATCTCGTCATGCGGATACAGGCCGCCGTTCATAATAACTTCATCCGGCAAAGTAAACGACGGAATTACGATATGCTCGCGGCCATTATGCTGCTCTCGCCGAATAGAGGCGGCGTTTACGGACACTCTTACGTTTACTCTTGTGTTCAATTCGGGAATCCTCTATCAATTCCCATCATTCTATCATGTTGACTCTACACTCTAGCCGCTCGCTTTTTCTCCCATTCGGCCGGATGCATACCTCCTTTGCTGGTGTTGCAAGTAGGGCAAAGCATTTGCAGGTTTGAAGGCCAGTTAGAGCCGCCAAGAATTAACGGCATGATATGGTCTACATGATATCCATCCACAAGATCGCATCCGCATGAATTGCATTTACTTTTCTGCGCCATCAGGATCTCTGCCACATCTTCTGCTGAGTGAAATCCTTCTGCGTCACGCGATCTTGCTTTTCTATTTCGATTCCACGCTCTGACTTTTTCCCTAAAGGTGTTTCGGTATGCTGTCGAGTGAGCTGACAATCTGTCACGATTCTCGTCCCTGTACCTTTTTTGGTAATCGGCAATCGAATCCTTGTTCTGTTCGTAATACTCCGACTTTGCAACAGACAAAGACGACTTGTGAACTGTTCTGTAGCGCTTGTTGTAGGCCGAGTATTTCTCAGGATTGTCCTTGTAATCTTTTCTTATTTCAGCCAGCAGGCGCTCCCCATGCTCGTCCCGCCTTCTCGCGCCCCTTACCGCTATGCACTCTGCGCACTTTGATGATTTTGTGTATCTGATAGATATATGCCCGTTAACGCACGGCAAGCCAGTGAAGAACGAATTCATCCCAATGCTTTCCGATATATCTCTACTAATTATGTGCAGGAATTTCATTGATACCTCGGATAAGGCTGAGAATTTGTGTCGATAATCCATGTATCCGCATGGAAACCCTGGCCGGGGCTGTCTCGACTTTTCTATTTTATCATAAGGCAAAGAAAACCAAGCCTTCCGCGCAAGGTATAATGGAAATAATTTACGAGGCCCTATTTTATGACTGTGAAACGCACGCCTGCACTAGATTTGGCGCTGAACTCGGCATTGAGCGAGCGTCAGGCTGTGATGAGCCGCCAGTCTCTGCTGATGGGCGGGATTGATAACAAGCGCCCTGATGCTTGGTGCAGCTACGGCTATAAGGATGTTCTCTGCTTCAATGACTACTATCGCCTGTTTGAGCGCGGCGGCATTGCTCATGGCGCGGTAATGACTCTGAATGAGAACTGCTGGTCTACTGACCCCGAGGTTATCGAGGGCGACGATGAGGATCGCGCCGAAGCTCCGACTGCCTGGGAGAAGCAATTCAAGAAGCTCGCCAAGCGCCTGAAGCTGTGGGAGAAGTTCCGCGATGCTGATATGCGCCGTTTGGTTGGGCGTTATTCGTGCATCCTCCTGCAATTCAAGGATTCTAAGCAGTGGGATCAACCTGTAGGAAAGGCTTCTGAGCAGCAGTTGATTAACCTGATTCCAGCCTGGGAATCGCAAATCACTGTTACCTCATGGTTCGATAATCCGGCAGATCCGCGTTTTGGTCAGCCGCAACAGTTCGAATACAACGAGAATGCGCTCAATGACAACCTGCAAGGAGAGCCGGGTCGCATCGTAACCGTTCACCCTGATCGCGTCGTAGTAATTGGCGATATCCGCAACGGCATACCCTTTCTGCAAGCCGGCTTCAACGACTGCGTAAACATGGAGAAGGTGCTTGGTGGTTCGGGCGAATCCTTCCTGAAGAACGCTAGCCGTCAATTGGCTATCAACTTCGATAAAGAGGTTGACCTTTCGGCAATCGCCCGAGCGCACGGAGTAGCTGAGGGCGAGCTACAAGAGATCTTCGACGAAGTAACGCGCGGAATGAACCGTGGGCAGGATCAGACGGTAATCACCAAAGGGGCGACTGTAACGCCTCTGGTGGCTAACGTTCCCGACCCGATCCCGGCCTTCGACGTATCTCTACAATCCTTCTGCGCCTCTATTCGAGTCCCGTCAAAGATCATTGTTGGCAATCAGACTGGCGAGCGTGCGTCTACTGAAGACCAGAAGACATTCAACAAGCGCTGCCAGGGTCGCAGGGTTAGCCTGCTATCGTCTGACATCGAGACGTTTGTTGATCATCTGATGCGGCTTGGCGTGCTGCTTACGGTTGAGTCGTCGGTTTGCTGGGATGACTTAAGCGAGGCGTCTCAGGCTGAAATGCTGGCTAACGTCGTGCTCATGGCCGACGTCAACCAGAAGATGCTTGCAAGTGGCGAGTTGGTATTCAGCATCAAGCGGATGATTGAGGCGTCTGGCTACGATTATGATGCAGAGGAATTGACTCCGCTGCCCGACATCGAGCCAGAGTCAGAAGATCCGGCAACCGTGCAATAATCAAAGGCCCTACGGGGCCTTTCTTAATTAGAGGTTTACATGGCAGCAGGTAGCCCAATTCTCCCGCGTTCAAGCACAGATCCATCGGGCCAGGACGTGCGCGAAAGACGATTCATGAAGGACTTCGACCGTCGCGTTAACGCTATCGGCAAGGAAGTAGTGCGCATTCTGGGCGAACAGAACTACACCGTCGTTACGCTGAATGCATTGCAGAACAACGCGACTACTTATCAGTTCGAGCTTGATCAAGCGATCCTGGCAGGCATTAGCTCAGAGATTGAGCGGATCATCAACCTGATCATCTTGGAAGGTGGAGAGCAGGATCTATGGAGTATGCGCGCATACGTTGAAGGCGCTTACCAGCAAGGCACGGCAATGACAGCCGCGAATCTTACTGTGCAGTCCGAGGCGTACGCACTAACCAAACCAACACTGGACGCCATCCTATTCAGTCCGCCATATCGAAAGCGTATCAGTCTTCTTGCCGCTCGAGAATTCGAACTAATGCAGGGATTTGCAGGCGCGCTTAGATCCGATCTTGCGCAGACTCTGACGCGCGGCCTAATCGCCGGCCAAAACCCTAGAGTGATTGCTAAGGACATTCAGGCGCGTACAGGAGTGAATAAGTCGAGGGCTGAGCGTATTGCTCGCACTGAAGTGACTAACGCATTCAGGCAAGCGCGCATGGACGAAGCGCAAGATGCGCAGACTAACTTGGGGATTAAGACAAAGATCATGCACCTCAGCGCACTAAGCCCAACTACCCGGCCAGACCATAGAGCGCGTCACGCCAAGCTGTACACCATTCAAGAAGAGCGCAATTGGTACGCTACAACTCCAGGCGCTCCAATTAATTGCAAATGTGGAATGACAGAGGTTCTCGTTAACGATAAAGGCGATCCACTATCACCAGCAATCATCGAGCGAGCCAAGCGCAAGCTGAAATAGAAAAAGGCCCTTGTTTAGAGGGCCTTTTGTTTTACTGCCAGATCTGGATTATCAGTCCGACAAATATTCCAAGAAATGAAAAGCATCCAATTGTTGCCGTTATCGTGTATAGAGCTGACTCCTTCTTATTGTGCGGAGACAAAAAGAAACACAACATCAGAACCATGAATGAAGTTGCCGCAATCTGCCAGCCCATCAAACCACCTCCCGCTTAAACCCAGCATCAACCAGTCTAGCCGCAGTAACCCGGCAATCCACATCGGCAATATCCATGATCTCGCGGATTGCGGTTTCGCGCAGTTCGGCGGATAGTTGTTCTGGGGTTTTTATTGCGCGGAACCCTGTAACCTCTTCCATCCACAGACCGCTAGCACACTGAGCGACCGCGTGCGGCTTGAAGTCGTCATAACCGTGGCAAAGAATAACGCCATGCTCCCATACGCCGTAATCGGTTTCTACTTCGCACTCAGTATTAACCGGCGGCAACCCATCTTGCGGGCCTGACCATTGCTTAGGTTGTGCAGACTGTCGCTCAATGTAACGAGCAGGATCGTCTTCTTTGCTAGCAGTATTCCACACGCCATTAGGAGCGAAATACTCACTCA